ATAAGTGGAAGAAAGAAACAAAACATAACAAAACAAATAAATAAAACAAAGCGTAAGGCTATATATTATATATAATATAATTAATATATTTATATATTTTATATAGCTTTATTTATTTTAAAATATTTTATAAAAAGTATTGACTTTTGTTTTAAATATGTTATAATATAATCAAGTTAAAGGAAAACAGTTAATAAAGAAAACAAACTAGGAGGAAGAACAAATGTATTATACAAAAAGAGCGTATATTAAACCAGTTTATACGAAAGAAACACTTGATAGATGGGCAGAAAAAGAAAGAAAGCATAAAGAGTTTGCTAAAAAACATACAAATGAAACAACAAAAATTTATGAAGTAAATGGTTTCTTTATAGAGTGTATACAGAGAAAATATGATGCATGTATGAAAAAAGAGAATGAATATGGAATTAGAGTTTGGACAAAGAATCCAAAAGAAGTTGAAGTAACGGAAGTCTATGATGTTTGTTTAGCAAATGATTGGTTCAACAATGCAGAAGAAGCAAACGAACATTTTAAAACAACAAAAGGAATGTTATAAAAATATAATTAATGGGTTGACAAAATCAACCCTTTGATATATAATTAAAACAAGTTAAGAGAGAACAAACAAAACAGAAAAGGAGAATAAAACAATGACAAAGGCAGAAAGAGAAGCAAAGAAATCATATAAAGAGGATTTAATCAAACAGGGTGTTGACAAAGAAATAGCAGAAACAATGGCTAGTGTATTTTTAGAGTATGGAATTATTAAACCAGTAGTTAATGGAAATTAATTAGAAATGTAAACAAATTAGGAGGAAACAAAAATGATAAAATATGCAGAGTTTGAAACAATCGTATTAGCAACATACAGAAGAGGATTAGTTAGTTTTGAAGAAGCGGAAAACAAATTGTATGGGTATCTGAAATGCATGACAGATATAGGGGTGTTAGAAGTGCATAGAGCAAGCGAGGAATTTCAGATTTCAGTAAAGAAACTGCTGAACATTTCAGAAAGGAGATAAAGCAAAATGACACCATACAATTATAGAAAGCTACAGAGAAAAGTAAAAAGAAAGGTGAGGACGTTCAAAAGAGCGTTCCGAGCCTTTTGGAAAGAATGGGGCATAACAAAACAGGATTTCAATGATATTATAGCTTGTTTATCATTGTTTGGAATGATTTATATGTTATCAGTAATTTTAATCATTTTAAAATAAATATTGACAAAGAAAAAGCAAAGTGATATAATTAAGACATAAAAAGAAAAGGAGAACAAAACAAATGAGATTTGAAGAAATGAAAGTTGCAGATTTAAAACAGGAGTCAAGAAACAGAGGACTCACATTAGAAAGCAAAGGACATAAGTTCACAAAACAGGAGTTGATTGACAGACTTAATGCTTATGAGAATGAAGTTGTTGAAAAACAGCCAGAATCAAACAATGAGGATAATGAAGCATGGGGTGAAGTAAAAAGCGAAACAAAGGTAGAAAAACCAGCTGAAACAAAAGAGGTTAAAACAGGTACAGATGAAACAGAAGAAAGAAAATTTGCAGCACTTGAAGAAATCGAAATGAAATATGGTTCAAGAAAAGAGCAGAGAATTTATGACAATGTTTTACAAGTTGGGTGCATGATTTGTTATGTTAGATTTATTGAAACAAAACATGGAAAACTTTTAAAGAAGTTGGGAACAGCAAAAGTTGTCGGAGTAAATAGAAGAAAGGAGCTTGTAAGAGTACAGACTCCGGTAGGAGAAGAAAAAGAATTAACATTTGATGAACTTATTTTCATTCGTGATGTAAATGTCAGAACATATCCGAAAGATATCAATTCAGTATTATATGCACAGAGACAGGCAGTAAAAGAATACAAGGAAAGGACAGGACAGAAGAATGAATACAGCACAGATAGAACAGAGCGTTAGAAGATTATATGAAGCACAGCAAGAGAAAAAGAAGTTTGACCAATATTATGATGAAGTAAGAAAAAAAGAACAGCTTGCAGTTACAAATTTTATGTTTACAAATCTCCCAAAAGGAGAAGAAACTTTTGACATTGAGTTAAAAGATGGGATGAATTATTACACAAACCATGTGAAGCTTAAAGTAACAAAAGTTAGAAGAAAGAAGCTAACATGGAAGTTTGAAAAGTTAAAACAGAACATTTCAAAACAGTTGTACAAAACAGTTGTGAATAAAACATATAAAGTAAATGATATGGATGGACTTATTAAGTATTTGAAACAGTGTGGAGTAGATGCGAAGAAGTTCAAAAAGTTCATTGATGTTGAAGAAAGTATGGACGAAACAAAGCTAGACAGAATGTATGAAATAGGCAAAATAAGTAAAGAGGACAAAGCACAGTTAGGAAAATGCTGTGATGTTGAAATATCAGAGCCATACATTAAGATAACAGAACAGAAAGGCTAGAATAAGATGCATGATAAGAACATATGGAGGAAAGGAACTTGCGAAAGTATTAATCTATTATGGAATTGTTGAAGAAATAACAGCAACAGAGTTTAATATTATATGTCCTTTCCATGATGATATAAACCCATCAATGAGAATTTGTCTAGATGATGGAACATTTTTTTGTTTTGGTTGTGAAGCAAAAGGAAATGCATTAGATTTTGTTATGAAAGCACATCCAGAGTTAAGTGATTTACAAGCATGTTGTCTGTTAGAACAAATATTACATAGTGATAAAATAGAAAAGCTACAGATAAAGGTTAAAAGAAAGCGAAAGAAACAAAGTAAGCAAGCATTGATTGAAGCTAAGGATTATTACTATGGACTAAAAACAACAGATTGGAATGAAGCAAACAGTAAGGATGAAAAACAAATAATTGAATACATGAAGAAACGCGGATTCAGTAAACGTGCATTGAATGTTTCAAAGTGTAAATACAATTACAATGTTGCATATCCATTTATATTCCCAATATTGGACAATGGAAAGTTTATGGGATGGGTGGGGAGAACAATGAACCCGCATGTTGAAAAGAAAAGAAAGTATTTATACAATGAGGGATTCAGAAAGCGTGACACATTATGTGGAATCTATGAAGAGAACTGCATTCCATATATATGCGAGGGATACATGGATTATTTAAGTCTTAAAACAAGAGGACATATAAAAAATGTTGTTGCAATACTTGGATGGCATATATCAGATGAACAAGTGAACAAATTAAAACAAAAAGGAATTACAACAGTAATATCTGCATTAGACAATGATGAATGTGGAATAAAAGGAACAGAGTATTTAAAGCGGTTTTTTAATGTTATACGCTTTGATTATCCAGCTGATAAAAAGGATGTGGGGGAAATGTCAGAGGAAGAAATAAAAGCTGCTAAACAGCGTTCTAGGAGGGTCAGAAAGCATGGTGTTGAAATATAAAGTAACTTGTAAAATGAATTTGTATCACAAAGATACATTGGAAAAATTAACGATTGACAGAGTGATACATGGAGAGTATAATGAAGAAAGTGAAGAATACAAACTGATTTGTAACAAATATGAAACAAAATTCGGATTTATGCGTGACGAAGATAAAACAAGTTTTGATGAAATGCTTTTAACAGAGTTAGTAAAACAGGCAAAACAAACAATGAAAGATTCTGTTAATGAAATTGTACAAGTCATAAAACGGTGTTATTTAGAAGATGAAAAAGTAACCGCAGTTATAGAGTTCGGTGGTTATATCATAAATCCAAAACAGTTTTGTGCGGTAGAAATTGGTGAGTATAAAACAAACATATCAAAAGAATAAAAGGAGAAACAACATGGGAAAAATTAAGTTATCAGACATTAAAAGTGAAATCAGCAAGAGTGGAACAAGCAAGGGAAAGTTTATGTTTTTCAAAGAGGACTCAAAAGCAAGAGTTCATTTCTTAACAGATATGGAAGATGGTTTGGAAATTAAGTTTCATGACAGTTTTGCTTTAGGAGTGAATGTTCCCTGCCAAGAGGAGTTCGGCAGGGAATGTGAGTATTGTGAGGACGAAAATCTAAGAACAAGAAAAATGTATGTTTGGAGTGTCTATGATTATGAAAGCAAAGAAGTGAAGCTGTTAATGGCGGCAGTTAATAATTGTTCACCAGTTCCAGCACTTGCATCATTATATGAAACATATGGAACACTTCTTGATAGAGATTATGAGATTAAAAGAATTGGAAAAGGACAGAACACAACATATTCTGTTATTCCGTTAGACAAAGCAAAATTCAGAAATAATAAAGTAAAACCATTGTCTGATTCAGCAATTTTAAAATATATTGATAAGGCATATCCATCTGATAACAATGAAGATTTTGAAGAGGATGAACCTAAGAAGAAACCAAACAAAACAAAAACAAAAGCTAAAACAAAAGTAGAAGAAACAGATGATTGGGATGAAGAAGAGGACGAGTGGGAAGAGTAAAACAAAATAAGTTATATGTTAGGGGTTGACATAGTTCAACCCTTTTGTTATAATATAGGAGTAAGGAAATGAAGAGAACAAAAAGTTATATAATCCGTAATGAGGATTGCAAGAAAACAATAAAACACATGAAGCAAAAGGGAATTAAAGTTGATTGTGTGATAACAAGTCCACCATATAATACAAGTAGGAAAGTTAGAACAAAAAAAGAAATAGAAGAAAGGAAATCAAAATATAGATTATATAATGACAGTAAACCTTTCGAAGAATATAAACGATTTATCGTAAGTATAGTGAATAGATTAGATGATGTGTTAATAGAAAATGGAACAATTATAATGAATATCAGTTATGCAAGTAGTGTAGAAATTGGAATGATAGGTAGCAATTTAATTGAATTGCTACATGGAGTGATAACAGAAACAGATTTTGATATTGCTGATATTATATGTTGGAAGAAAAAAAGTGCTTTACCGAATAATAGAAGCAAAAACAAATGTACAAGAATTTGTGAATTTGTTTTTGTAATGTGTAGAAAGAAAGAGTATGTGACATTCAAAAGCAATAAGCATGTAACAAAACAAATTGAAGAAAAAGGATTAGTATATTACAGCAATATGTTTAATTTCATAGAGGCACAAAATAATGATGGAAAAAATCCATACAATAATGCAACATACAGCGTTGAGTTTGTACACAATTTGTTAAAAATGTATGTGAAAAATGAAAGTGTGGTATATGATTGTTTTGCAGGGACGTGTACAACTGCTGTTGTATGTAAAAAAGAAAATAGAAATATAAAATGTATTTGTAGCGAGATAGATAAAGAACAATGTGAGTACGGAAAGGAAAGATTGAGACATGAGTAATTATTTTGATTTGCATAGGCACACAGAATATTCATTGTTTGATGGGTTTGGAAAGTCTATAAATTTAGCAAAACATGCAAAGGAGTTAGGCTACAGAGCATTAGGGATAAGTGACCATGGAATAATTAGTGGATTAATAAAACATTATCAAGCATGTAATGAAGTTGGAATAAAACCAGTTATGGGATGTGAAATATATTTCCAACCAAAATTCAATAAAGAAAATCCAAAAAGAAAGAGTTACCACTTGAATTTGTTTGTGAAGAATTTGCAAGGATACAAAAATCTATGTCACATTATGACAGAAGCAAACACAAAACAATTCTATTATAAACCAATAGTTGATTTTAAGTTACTCGAAAAATATTCAGATGGACTTATATGTACCACAGCTTGCATAGCAAGCGCAACGTCACAAGCTATTTTAAATGGTCATAGAAGCACAGCAGAGCGTTTATTAGATAAGTTTAAGGAAATATTTAAAGATGATTTATATGTTGAAATACAGCCATATAAGATAGATGCACAGGGTACGCAACAAAGAACAGATTATGAATTAATGGGAATGGCTAGAAGAAAGAAAATAAAATGTATTCTAACAAGTGATTCGCATTTTGGAAGTAAAGAAGATTTTGATACATATTGCAAAATGCATGAAATCGGAAAAACAACATTGGATGTAAAAAGAACATACAGTGAAAGGTACATGCCTACAGAGTATGAGATAACAGAACGGTTTGCAAACATATATAAAAAGAAGTTTAAAAAGCCAATGGAACTTGCAGAACGATTTGTAGATAACATGAAAGAAATATATAACAAAGTAGAAGATAACATATTGGATGGTTTAGAGTTAGAACTACCTAAAATATCAGATGATGGAGCAAAACAACTTGAAACATTAACAAAACAGGGATTGAAAAACAGAAACAAATGGAATAAGGAATATTGGAAAAGATGTAAAGAAGAATTGGAAGTAATTAATTACCATGGTTTTGCAGATTATTTTCTTATTGTTAGAGATTATATAACATGGGCGAAAGAAAATGGAATTGAAACAGGAAAGGGAAGAGGTTCTGTTTGTAATTGTCTTGTAGCTTATGCAGTAGGAATTACAGAAGTTGATAGCATAAAATATAACCTAGATTTTAGTAGATTTATGAGAAAGGAAAAGAAGTCATTGCCTAAACTTAATTGGGCATCATTCGTGAACATTGCTTAATGGTGTGTATTATTATAATATGCTAACGGTATCAGAAAAATAAGACTCCTTATTGAAATGTTACAACAAGATAATAGGGCATAAGACCATGGACGAATAATCTGACTAAGAAACCCTAAACCAGTGATGGTGAGATAGAGGGAATACCGTGCCAAGTCTATATAGAAAGGAAGTGAATTAGATGTTTAAAAGTATGGAAGAGTTTGACCACCATTCAATAGATGAATATGGAAATGTTTTAAACGAGAAAACAGGAAATATATTAAAACCTTACGTTGGAAGTGGAGGTTATTTGTATGTAAAGCCATGTGAGAACAATATAACAAAACATTTGTCAATACATAGAGCAGTAGCAAAATATTTTTGCAAAGGATACAAACCAGAGCTAGTTATTGACCACATAGATGGAAATGTAAAGAACAACTATTATGAAAATCTTAGATGGTGTAAGCAAGCAGACAATTTGAAGTATGGATATGAGAGAAGAAAAGATACACCATTCAGAAATTATAGACCATGTAAATTGTATGTTGGAAATAAATTGATAGATGAATTTCTAAGCATAACGGAAGCTGTGGAATATGCAGAAAAACACTACAATGTTAAAAGAACAATGTTACACAAACATCTAGTTTATGAAAATGTTCGTATAGAAAGGTGTAACGACTAGTTTGTGAAGAGAGTAACAAGTGTAGGGATGGAGATAAGCACCATTCCGAAGTGCGAATGCCACAATAGTGGAAGATATAGTCTAGCCTTGATAGTTTGGAAACGAACGACTAAGGTAGGATATTGACTTAGATTTCGAACGAGATAGGAGACAGGAAGTAATTGATTATGTTATAAACAAATATCCAAACAAAGCAATACAAATTTGCTCTTATGGTATGTATGGAGTTGATAATCTTGTGAATGATTTGGCAAGTGTTTGTAACTTAAAAACAACAAAAGATGTTGATTGGTTTGAAGCAGATGAAAATAAAAAAGTGATTGCAGAAATTAAGTCATATATTAAGGGATTCATAGTAGATGATGAACTGAATATGAGTAACTTATTGAATGGATACAGAACAGAAGAGTTTAATGAAAAGTATGACAACATTATAAAACATTTCTCAAAACTTTATGGAAAAATAAAGTACCTTGGAAAACATTCGGCTGGGGTTGCTGTGGTTGGAACAGATATAAGTGATTATACTTGTATTATTATGAGAGACAGAAAGACAGGAGCGTTAAGCAGTTGTTTTGATAAAGATGATTTAGAGCATATTAATTGTGTAAAGTTTGATATGCTTGGACTTAAAACAATGTCAGAAATGCGTGAGCTTAGAGAGAAAACAGGGCATACAATAACAGAAGAAGATGAAGAAAGCAAAGAGGTTATAGAGGGATTCAGAGAGGGAAGAACAGATGGTATTTTTCAGATGGAAAAGTCAGCACCTAAAAAGATTCTTGATATGATTCAGTGTGATTGTATAAATGATATTATAGCGGTGAACGCATTAAACAGACCAGCACCATTACAGTTGCACATGCATGAAACATATGCACATAATAAACTTTCTGATAAAGTAGATAAGAACACACCATACTACAAATATACACAAGAAACATATGGAACAATGTTATATCAAGAACAAACAGTTGAAGTAGCACAGAAAGTTGGACACTTAACTCCGCAACAAAGTTTTGATATGCTCAAGATTATGAAGAAAGCGGAGAACTTGACAAAACCGGAATACATTCCAATTATTGAACAAATGAAAAAAGATTTTTTCAGAGGATGTAGGCAAGAGGGATTAACAAGAGAACAAACAAATAGTATATGGGCAAGTATGCTAATCTATGGATTCAACAAGGGACATTCAACAGGGTATGCGTTAATAAGTATAGATCAGATGTTTTACAAAGTACATTATCCAACACAGTTTTGGTATGTTAAAATGAAGTATGCAGATAATGATGCAGATGTATTTAAGTATTCACAGTTTGCGGTAAAAGATGGTGCTGTGGTTATGTTACCGCATGTAAATTATTCAGCTAAAACTTCATTGCGTAAAATGGACGGAGAGGACGTTATACAGCAAGGGTTGAGTATTATTAAGGGCATTGGAGAAAAAGCCGCAGAAACCATAGAAGAAGAGCGCAGAAAGGGTGTATTTAAGTCTTATGATGATTTCTATGACAGATGTAAAGGAAGAAGTGTTACAAAAGGAGTAATTAAAACATTAAAAGAACAGGGCGCACTTGAATTTAATAAAAACAAATATATGAGCAGAGTAGTAAAATATAACAGCACATTAATGGCGAGGTGAAACAAATGGAACGATGTGATGGTTGTGAGTATGAATATGATGGATTATGTACAGCATTGGGGAAAGAGTGTAATGAAATAGTTTTCTGCACTGTAACAACAAGTAGAGTAAAAGAGGAAGTTTCTAGAATTCATACGATTGGAAAGGAGAAAATAGAAGTGAAAAAGAAAAATGAAGAACATAATGTTGAAACAGCAGAACAGAACAAACAGGATAAGATTAATCCAGCACATTATAAAGATAGAACAAGTATTGAATGCATTGATGCAATGATTATGACATTCGGAGTAAAAAGAACAGCAGAGTATTGTGTGCAGAATGCATATAAATATGTATGGCGGCATAAATATAAAAACAGGCTTGAAGATTTGAAGAAAGCAGAATGGTATATTTATAAGTTTGATGAATTGGTTGTATTATGCGAATCAGAGCTAGTAACAGGTGGAGTTGTTGAAAGAAGATACAAAGAAATTGCAACTACACTAGAGCATTTGATTAAAATAGGAAGAGAGGAATACATACATGGCAAAAGGAACTAATAAAGAGGGAATACTAAAGTTAATTGCAGAAATTGATAAAAAGGAAAATGGTAGTGTTTACAGTTTAGGAAAGAAAACAGCAGACTTGGATATTCCAAGATGGAGCACTGGATTGGTTGACCTTGATAATATTATTGGTGGTGGAATTCCAAAAGGTAGAATTATTGAAATTTTCGGTGCAGAGAGTGCAGGAAAAACAACGTTAGGCTATCAGTTATGCGCCCAACATGAGTTGTGTCTTGTAGAACCTGTAGAGGGTACGTTCTCAACAGAAAGAGCGAAACTATTTGGTAATAGACCAAAACAAATGATTATATATAGAGCGCCATATGGAGAAAAAGCATTCAACAGAGCAATAAGGTTTGCAGAAGAGGGTATTCCGCTAATTATGATTGATAGTGTACCATCATTACAACCAAAGGATGATATAGACAAGGTTAGAAAGGCTGTAAACACAGACAGTGAACAAGAAATGCGAATCGGTGGTGTAGCAAGGCTTATGGATAAGTATTTACCAACATTGGAATACATCATTGAACAAACAGGAACAACGGTTGTATTTATTAATCAGATTAGAGACAAAATGAATGCGTTACCTTTTGGCGATAACATTAAAACTCCCGGTGGTCATAAGTTGTCACATGCTGATTCACTTAAGTTGCAAGTTGCAAGAAAAGGTTACATTGAAATCCCTAATCATAACCCATTTAACACAGAAGCGAAAGAGCGTATTGGTATGATTATGAAAGTCAAAGTAGTAAAAAGCAAAGTTTGTAATCCAATGCAAAGCTGTGAAATCCCATTATTCTATGAACGCGGTTTTGTTGATTTTGCAGACCTTGATTCTGTTAGAAAAGAAATCATGGATGAACACAAGAAAAAATACAAGGAAATGTTAGAGTGATATTTTATTGCATAGTATTTAAGCGAACATATACAAGCGGTGGAAGTATAGAACATAAATTCTTCTGTTATGCTGAAACAGAAAAGCAAGCAAGAACAAGGTTCTGTACAACCACTGGTTTGAAACAAACAAACATATTATTTATTTCAGAACAGGGAGAAGAAAATGGGAATAATAGACGATATTAAAAAGGATGCAGACAAAACATTTACGAAAGTACAAAGTACGCAAGAAAAAGAAATAGAACAAATGTTAAATGGTTTATTTTACTTAGATAAAGACATTCCGAAAGAACTTAAATTCCTTAAGAGTGTAATGACAAGGGGTGCAGAAACAACAGAAAGAAAAGGATTACATGCCAGTGCAGTAATTGTATCAGATGATAAGTTTTGTATACGACAGCAAGTGTTATCATTATTTTACAAACAGTTACAAGGTGAGCAAGTACCAGTAGGTTTAAGGAGAATATTCAGTGAGGGTGATGCAATACATGAGAAGTGGCAAAGGCTATTTATTAGGGGTGGCTTGTGTAAGCCCCTAGATTGTGATTATAGCCGCTTTGCAGAAGAGTTTGACTTATCCTATACCCCCGATATAATATGCGAAATACCAGCCGATTACAAGCTTGAAAGCGTATATGATGAAAGTGTTAAAAAGATTCCATATATAGTCGAAATCAAAAGTGTAAATACATTTACATTCAAAAAACAAAAGTATCATGCAAGTGGTAGAAAACAATGCCAGCTTTATATGTATTTAACAGGGATACACCATGGAATAGTTTTGTGTGATGATAAAAATACACAAGAATTTAAAGTATACCATTATGAATATAATCCAAGTGAAATAGCACAGTACATTGGAAGATTAGAAAGAATACAGGAAAGTAAAACAAAGCTATTAGAACAAAACAAACTTGTAAAAAGGCACAAGAAATGTACAGGGTATAATTGTAAGATGGCAGAAGAATGTAACATGAAAGATGTATGCTACGGAAAGGCGAAAGAAAGGCTATCTAATTAATGGCAAAATATTGTAAAGCATATGCACTCCATGTAACCTATCTTGATTGCATGGAGTGTGAAACAAAGGAGTGCAAAGGAATGCAAAATGTACACAAAACATATTTAAGGCTTTTACCGGAGCAAGAATGTTTTCTTGTATTTGTAAGTAAAAGGGAAAAGGCAAAAAAGAATGTTGTTCTAAAATGTATTGTAAAAGAATGTATAGTACGCAAAGAAGAAACATTGTATAACTTAAAACCTATTAAGTGTGTAACAGATAAAAAGGAAAATATAGAAAGCCATAAACAAAACTTTTTATGTATTAACAGTACAATAGATACTGGTATCAGAAAAACACAGCGAGACATTTATCCAGTATTTACAAGCAAAGAAAAATGTTTGGAGTGGTTAAAAGCATGAGGAAAATAAGTTGTGCAGAATGTTGCTACTTAAATAAAGCGGAAAAAGAAGAAAGTATATTAAACCGATACAGATATAGATGTATGTTTAGCAGAAGAGACTATATTGTTGGAAGTATTCAAAAGGACAGTGAACTTAAAACAATGGGATGTAGTGACTGCAACAGAATAGAAATTGGAACACTGTTCAAATTAAAATCAGAAGAACATGTATATACAATTCTATATTGTGGAAAAGTAGGTAATGAATATCTTTTATATAATCAGAATCTCAAAACATTCAAACTTGTAAAAAGTACATGGATTTCCGAGCATATAAAAAGAATTCAATTTTGCGAATGTAACGATACAAAGATGAACATAAGGGAGGATAAAATAGAGTTCAGAAAGAAACTTGCAAAAGCTAAAAAGGAAAGGTATATAATGGAGCATGGTTGTAATAGGAATTGATGAAAGTTATACACGAACAGGAATTACAGTATTAGAAGATAAAAAGCTGTTGAAAATGTATAGTGTAAACTTTGATGGATGTAAAAATAACTATGATAAGCGTAAAGACCTTAGAAGCATCCTAGAATCAATTTTAAATGAGCTACTAAGGAAATATAAACCTATTGAAATAAAATGTATTATAGAGCGTATTAGGACGTTCAGTGGTGGACATATGAGTTCCCAGTATCTAATTACAACAGGAGGTTTAATCGTAACAATATTAGATGTATTTCTAGCACATAATATAAAAGTATATAGTGTAGATACTAAGGCATGGAAGAATGCAGTTATTGGAACAAGCAAACCAAAAGAAAATAAATACGGAATAAATCCTAACAAGTATCCTACAATCCTTTATTTGAAGCAGAAAGGGCTTTTAAAGTACATAGCAGAGGAATATAAAGGCAGGGGTAAGAAAGGCGTTATAAACGTTAAAATAGGAGCTGAGAAAGTACCATGTAAAATAAATGATGATTTAGCAGATTCTTATTGTATTGCTATGTATGGATTCATACCTAAAACAAAACAAAAACTAAAAGAAGAAACATTCTAGGGAACGTATAAAAAGCGTTCCTTTTTTTGTTTTATAAAATACACAATTTATATTTGACATATTATATTGTTTGTGTTATATCGTTATCAGAAACAAATTGATAGTATACAAAATAGGAGTGATATGATATATATGGAATTAAAAACAGAACAAGAAATAAACAATTATGTCAAAGGACTCAATAAATTAATCGCTGTGAATAAAAATAGGCCATGTATTGAGTGGCAATGTGGAGAATCATTAGTCAAAAGGTGTGATAAAGAGCCTTGCAAATGGTGCTGTTATTATAATTGTTCTTGTTGTGTTCATATGGATAAATGTGTTTCAAAAATGTTAAATAAATCATAAGTAATGCAAACATGCAGAACGTATATTAAATTCTAGGTAGCCTAAAAAGCTACCTTTTATTATAGCTTTTATAGCTTGTATTTTACATTTCTAGCTTGTTCATATAGTTCAGTAATAAAAGTATAGGCTAAAGGCATAAAGTGTCTTAAATCGTTAAATAGGAGGGTCATATAATGGAGTGTAATATTTTAAGGTTAAAAGATTTGAAGCCGGAAAAGAAACAGTGTTTTAAAACAAAATACAAAAATGTTGTTATTGTAAAGTTAAAAGATAGATGCTATTCTATAACACATTATCAAACAGGAGTAGCAATAAGTATTAATCGCTATACATCAATAAACAAAGCATTGTTAGATTTAGATGAAACAGTTTATAGCGCAAGGAAATATTTAAAGAAAAACAATATAACATTCAAACAAGATTGCAAACGAAGAGGAATAAAACAAATAAATTTTTAGGGCATGAAATTTTCTTTTTGTATATATATTTATATATATATTTTTCTTTATAAAGCTATACAGCTTATACTTATAAAAGTTTATTTAAAAAAAGTTATGTTTATGTATTGACATTATAGTTATGTTATGTTAAGATATAATCAAGTTAAAGATAACAAGTTAAACAAATAAGGAGATTAAAACAGATTAGAAGAAAATATAATAACAAAGGAGGTATAACAAATGGAAAGTATTAATTCAGTATTAAAGCCTTGCCCGTTTTGTGGAGGTAGAGCAGTTTTAATTGTAGAAAATGGTGTACATGTTATGTGTTTATCATGTGGAGTTGGAACTTCAATAAGAACAGATACAGTTTATAAAAAAGGAACATCACAAGAAAGAATAGCTACAAGTTCTATTGATGAATTAATAGAAGTGTGGAACAGGAGGGTGTAGAGCAAATGTATACTTTTCCAGCATATTGGACAGATAAATTAAAAATAGATTTCCTACAAAGAGTTGTTTTAATACATAGCTATTTGTACTATGAAGAGGATAGTCCAAAATGGAGTGATAAAAAGTTTGATGAAATAGCACAGCAGTTAGTAAGAGAACAAAAAGTATATTCACAGAAAACAATTAGAATAAATACACAGTATGGATATGTTTTCTATGATTTTGATGGAACAACAGGTTTTGATTTGTTTAGTAGGCTGAATGGAATGGACAAACAGTTCATTGGTAAACTAGCAAAACAAATTATAAAAGGAGAATAGGAAAACAAAATGATGGTATATGGAAGAAGTAGGTGGTAAAACAAATGGTAAATAAACAACAATCACAGAAAGACATAGAACAGGAAAGAATAAAAGGCGCAATAAATATTTTATTAAAAAGGCATAATAATTTTCCTTGTTTGAAATGGGAATGTAGGAATGGTAATTGTTTAGCACGTAAATATAAAGACTGTGGTAGAGAATGTCAATTCTTTAGCTGTCTAGGCTGTAAATATGTTAGTGAATGTGTAGGAGAAATAACAAAAGTACAATAGGGAGGTAAAACAAACATGGAACAAAACATATTAAAAAGGTACAATGAAATACATGTAATGCTTTGGGAAGAAGTGTTAAAAGTATTTGCAAGTAGAACAAGCAATATAAGTGATATTAAATATTACAAAGAAAATGGACAATTAAATAAGCTATATATATTTAATGTAAAAAGAACAGCATTATTTAATTTATTTGTTAGAGGACAGATAACAGAAACAGAAAAGAATAATTTATTAATGTCTTGTGACTGCTCAGCTTGCTATATTGCAAGTAAAGAATGTGATTTACAGTATAGATTTGATTCAAAATGTAATTATTGTCCTATAGAAAAATGGAGAGGAATTGATAAACATTGTAATGACTATTGTACATTACAGGACAGAATGGACAATTTAATTGGATACATAATAAAATGTGTTGATGGCAAAGAAAAGTTCAACCTAGGGGCATATATGAGCCTTAGAAAGGATATTATGAAAAAGATGTATATAGTAGCGCATTTAGAATGGGGGTATGAAGATTAAATGTTAAATGGAAAAGGAAGTAACTATAGCTATGTAATAGTACAAACAGAAACAAGATTCAAAGACTTGTTTGGAACAGCAGAACTCAATGAAGCAAGAAAGAACTACAGAAGCAAAAGCACACATAGACTTGGCTTGGGATATATCAAATACCTTGAAGAATTAACAAAACAAAAACTAAAAGAACAGGATGGTGAAACAGATGAAGATTGAAAAAGAATATAATGTACAGGAACTTGCAAACAAAGTAAAAGAAAAAATTGAAAATTGTGGAGAATGTGGAACAAAGCGTGTTGGTCTTGATGTCATAACAGCACAGAAGATTGTAGATGTTTTGGAAGTAGTAGCAAGCTGGGAAAAGGATAAAACAAATGAATAAACGTAGTACAAAGTGGTACAGAAAGAATGAAGCAGAAGTAATGCACAGGTTAGGTTTAAAACCTACAAAAAACAGTGGTGCTGGATGGATAGAAAAATGTGATGGAGAGAGCGAGAATTTCCTTTGTGAGCTTAAAAGTACAGATCATGAAAGTTTTAGTATTAAGCAAAGTGTACTTCATGTATTAGAGCATCATGCTTTAGAAGCTCATAAAATACCTTTATTTGCCTTTCAGTTCATTAATAGGGATGAAGTATGGGTCGCAATAAAAGAAGAGGATATACAGGCATATAGGGAGATTATAGAGCGTGATGTATTAAATAAGTTAGAAGAGGAAAATGAAGAATTCTTAAAAAAATATAAAATCTGCAAGAAGGGTATTGACAACCAAAGTGAAGAAGAGTATTATAAGGGGGAGAAAGAAAGAGGGGGTTCTGAAGCTGTTAGCTTCATGCCAAACACAGATAAGTTAAACAACTTAGATTCTAACTCAAATAGAAATAGTGATACAAAACAAAGTATTAATGTTATAGATGTTAATAAAGTAAAACATAACATAAATGCAAGAAACAACTATTTCAAACAAAAAGAACAGGAAAGAAGAAAACAAGAACAGAAGTTTAGAACAGAAAGGAGAAAAACAAAACAGTGGAAAGAAAGTTACAACAAAAAGGGATAGCTACTTTTGAGGGTTTAACTATTGGAAAAAACAAAACAGTACAAGTTAAGTTTAAACTCCGATATGATGAAATCCTAACAAGTGTAGAACTATTACAGGGATTAAACAATGACATTACTTTACATGCAAAAGGAGCTACAAGTAGAGCAGTAAATTTAGGTATGTTCACAATTGGAGCAATTAACTTTGACAAAGATGGGAATGCAACAATCCCATTTAAGTCACTTGTGGAAAATGTAAACTTAGATAACATTTGTTCATTGGTGGATGAAGAATATATCATGCTTAAGTTTATGGCAGTATTAGAACTTCCAGACAACGGAGAAGAGGGAGGTGGAGAAGAATGGGAAGATTAACATTCAGAGAACTTTCCTCAAGACGTTTCAAGGACAGAAGAAATGTAGTAATTTCTGAAGCGTACAATAGTGAAACAAACAAAGTAGGTTATAGTGTTGCAGAACAGCTTGTAACAGAAGAAGATGGAAAAGAAACAAAGGTATTTCTTAAAGGCAGTTTAGGAATCCTTGATGAAGATGGTTTAATTGCATTGCTTGACTGTGTTTTAGAAGCATGTGAAGCTGTTGGACTTGTAGAACATGCTGAGACATGCGAATGCTGTGAAGAAGAAAGTAAATAAATTAATGTTTTATTTTATCAAATAACTATTGACAAAAACAAAAACATATGTTAATATTTAAGAGTAAACAAATAAAGCAGATTCAAGAAACAAATTAAGAGAACAAAGTAAAAGAAAAAGGAGAATGAAAAATGGCAAATAATTGGACAGCCTATGAAGCGGCAAAAGAAATTATTGAGGGAAAGAACAAAGAAAACATCTGTGAGATTGGTTCACGTTATCCAATGCTTACAAGAGAGGTAGCAGTAGCAGGGGATAAGATTCTTGTAATTCTTAAAGCACTTCCAAAGGTAACAGCAAGAGTTCTTGAAACAGGACTTAAAGATGGTGTGGAAGTTGAAACAGAAGTAGAAGAGGAAACAAAAGAAACTGAAACAGAAGCAGAGGATGATGAACTTGACTACACTGATATGACAAGTGCAAACCTTTACAAGCTGTGTTGTGCAAGAGGAATCTCTTCTAAGTGTAAATCAAGAAAGAAAGATGCACTGATTGAACTCCTTGAAAAGTTTGACAGAGGTGAGCTTGACGAGGAAGAGCCTAAGAAAGAAACAAAGAAAGCTAAAGCAACATCTAAGAAACAGGCTAAGAAAGAAGAAGAGCCAGTTGATGAAGATGATGATTGGGATACAGAGGATGAAGAAGAGAAAGACCCATATGAGGGTAAAACAGCAATGGAGCTTTTCAAAATGTGTAAAGAGCATGGTATTAAAACAAAACCAAAACAGAAAGCAGATGCCTATGTAAAACTTCTGAAAGCCGCTGATGCAGAGTCCGAAGCAGAAGAAGCAGAGGATGATGAAGATGATGATTGGGAAATCTAAAACAAACAAATAAATAAAACAAACGTTGCATAGATGTTGATAAAAGGCAGGAGGTAGGAAGTGTTCTATTTCTTGCCTTTTTTATTAAGAGGAATAAAACAATGAAAACAGAAGAGATTTTAAACTTAGATTGTACAAAACAGGAGAACATAAAAACATTAAACAGTTTTCTTTGGAAAGTAAAACCAGTTGCAAAGATGCTTGAAAAACAAAACTATACAAAAACAGAGATTGCACCACTTGAAATATTAGAAAAAGCAATGCAAGGAATTTGTATCAGATATAACTACAGAACACAGAGCTTTATGCCATATTATGAACAACTTAATGAAACAAGAAAGTTCATATTCTATTCATGCTCATGTGTAAAAGTAAGGGAAACGCATGATTGGATTGGAACAGTATATGGTAAAACATTATGGGAGTTAGTTGCAAAGATTATTGTAAAGATATATGCAGATATTAAAGCGGATGCAAAGAAAGGAACAAACGAATGAAAGAATTGATATTTTATACAGATGGTGCTTGTAGTGGAAACCCCGGTATAGGTGGATGGAGTTATGTTGAACTTGTAAAATGTGACAGCGGATTTAAAACAAGTGTAACAAAAGGGAACAAACGAAACACAACAAACAATGAAATGGAACTAACAGCTGTATATATGGCATTAGTAAAAGCCTTTAAGAGTAAAGCAAAAAAGGTGACAGTATATTGTGATAGCGCATATGTTGTGAATGCTATAACAAAAGGGTGGCTTTTAAACTGGTATAAAAATGGATGGAAAACAAAAGAGGATAAGCCAGTAAAAAATAAACACATATGGGAAAAGATGTTCAAGTTAGTGTATGAAAAGAAAATGGTGATAAACATGGTACATATAAAAGGACATAATGGAGACCCACTAAATGAGCTTGCAGACAGAAGTGCAGTAGAAGCAAAGCAAGAGTTATCGGAGGATTAAAGCCATGTTAATAGCAGAAAAGATTATGAGTAAAGAGTTCAAAGCTAAAACAATGAAACAGGCATACCTTGAATGTTGTAAGTGGATATCAACAAACATTGTAGCAAAGAATAATTCAAAAAACATAAGCTACAATATAAAGAAAAATGAAAGTAGTGGAATTGGTTGTGTAGAATTAGAAGTATATGTTATGGCAGATGAAAAAGAAGTGTTTGAGCATAACTGTGAAATATGTAAAGAGTTTGCGGGAGCGTTTTTCAACAAAGAAAACAAATACAGATGTGAAGTATGTAAAACACCACCGTATAGAAAAAGGCTTGAAACAAAATTAGAAACATTAAAAACAGGAATGGGTGATTTTATGAAAGGATTAAAGAAACTATGAGTAAACTATTTGAAGCAGTAGCAAGCTCTACAAAGGAAACTATTGTACAGGCTCGTAATTGGCTTGCATGGCATTTTGAAGAACTTGTATGTATTATTTATATATTACTTCCATATGTGCTGATAAAAAGCCATATAGGGGCATTAGAAAGCATTGTAATAACATTGGCTGTAGTATTCATATTAAACTTTATAACAAAAGTAAAGCGAAAGCTAAAGAATGAAACAAAAGAAGGATTTCCAATATCAGAATACAGGTACACAGTAAAAGACGCAGATGGAATAGTAAGTATAAAGGAACAGGATACACAGGAAGCAATATTATATTTATGTGATGTAGAGGATTACTTAAGGAGAAAAGGGTTGATATGATGTTACACAGTCCATGTAAGGATTGCAAAGAAAGAATATTACATTGCCATGAAACGTGCGCAAAGTATTTAGAATACTATGAAGCAAATGAAAAGGCGAAAGCGGAAAGAATAAAAGCCAAGAAAGAAAGGGATTTACTTTTTAGGCAAAACAAACAAAGGAAACACAAATAAAAGCAAAATAAATTAAAAATACATTGACAAACAAATAGTAACATGCTATAATAAAATGGAACTAAGGAAATATTCTAGGATAGGAATGTATAAGTAACAGCCATAAATGTTAGCCAAAATATAAAAGGATAAAAACAGTGGATGTATAAAACAATAAAAAGCCATGTTTGTACTTATAAAATAATTTCGTTCGTATACATAAAGCTTGTACACTTGTATAGTTTTATATGTTCACTGTTTTTATATAAAAGAAATATTGGTGAGGGAGAAGCGAAACAAAGCATACTTCCTTGCCATATTTGATATTATGGAACAAAAAGTAAAAGGAGTGTGAACAGAAACAAATGGCAACAAATAAGAAGTCTCCAAAAGTATTGCGTAATGGAGTGGAAAACTTAATTCCAATGAATGAGAGAACACCGGAAGAAAGAAAAAGGATTGGACAGTTAGGTGCTGAAGCAAGAAAAAAGAAACGTGAAGAAAAAATGGCATTACAGCAAGCCATGAAAGCATTACTAACAATGGATATAACAACACAAAAACAAAAACAAGTTTTAATGCATATGGGTTTCAAAAGTGGTGAACTAACAAACCAAAACTTATTGATGGTAGCACTATTCAAAAAAGGGTTAACTGGTGATGTTGGAGCAATCAAAGAAATTGTTTCAATGATGGATAAGTTAGATATGTTCAAACAAACAGGCAAAGTACAGAATGAAGTAACAATCAACCTAATAACACAGGGTGATGTATATGAACCAAACAAACAGGATGATGAAGAAATATGGGATGCAGAATGGAACAGACTGGCTTGAAGAAGAAAGCGAAGAGGAAGAATGGGGAAATGAAGTATATGGTGGTAAATAAGCCTATATAAGCGTTTTAAATCACATACCCTATAAAGTATAGGCACATATAAATAAAACAGCTAGAAAATGCAGATAGGAGGTTTAAATGGGTATTGCTAATAAAACATATTTAAAAGCAAAAGAAGAACTAGAAGAGCTAGAAAAACTAAATATGCAAATGGATGAAGAAAAACAAAGTAAGTATTTAGTAATATATACAAAGTTAGATGATTTTGGTAAGGAAACAGAACAAACAAATAAAACACTATGCTATGCAGAAAACATACATGAAGCAAAACATAAAAGTATAATGTTACTATCATTAAAAAACTGTAAGGTTAAAAGCGTAAAATACATGGGCAAGCTACTAAGCTATATGTAAGTAAAACAAACAGAACACCATGTGCATAATAAAAAGCTATATAGTAAAACATAGAACAAACACGAAACAAAACAGGGGCAAGCATAACAAAGAAGTATAGAACATATATATAATAAAACATAAGAAGGATAGAAGAACATGGAAGAACTAAACATTGTTTATAAACAAATAAAAGAACTAAAACCATATAAGAAGAATGCAAAGAAACACAGTAAAGAACAAGTAGAACAAATAGCAAACAGTATTAAAGAGTTTGGTTTTACACAGCCAGTAATAATAGACAAACATAATAGTGTAGTAGCTGGACATGGTAGAATATTAGGAGCAAAGAAAGCCGGATTAAAACAAGTACCTACTGTATGTTTGGAAGACCTAACAGAAGAACAAATAAAAGCTTACAGGCTAGTAGATAACAAACTAAACGAGAGTGAATGGGATTACAGTTTACTTGATGAAGAGCTGGAAAACCTAACAGAAGATATAGACATGGATTTGTTTGGGTTTGATGAAGATATTGATTTAACAGGTGCTTTTGAGTATGAAACAAAAGAAAAAGAAGTGAAGTTTAAGACAAAAGAAAAACATGATGTGGTACTACATTTTAAGAACACAACAGAAATGAACAAAGCGTTCAAAACATTAAAAGGTAAATATCCGGATGCAGTGGTAGAAACAAAGGAGAGGAACTAAATGTTCTATATAAAAGGAAAGTGTAAAGTAGTAAATGCTAACTGTTTTGATGTGCTTAAAAGAATGCCTGATAGCTGTATAGATGTAACATTTACAAGTCCACCTTTTAACAGAAAAAGAAACGATACGTACAAGTATTATGATGATATATTGGAACAGTATTATGAAATGTTAGTAAGTTTGACAGAAGAACTTATTAGAGTAACAAGAGGGTATGTGATATTAAACTTACAGCCAAACTATTATTGTAAGACAGACGAGAATGCAGAACTAGTAGTGTAGAATTATAAAAAAAACATATTGACATAATAAAACATATATGTTATTATATAAACAAGTTAAGAGAGAACAAACAAAATGGGAGGAACAAATAAGATGAACAGAACAGAAGCAATTAAAAAGGTTTGGAATTTAGTAGAAGCTGATAAGATTAAAGAAGCAGAAGAAGTTGCAAGAGAATATAATATTGAAATGTGTTTCGGAGATAATTATATTGCAGTTGAAGATGATGTATTTTATTTTTAAGAAAAAATGAAAATAGTTGTTGACAAATACAATACATTATGTTAATATATAATCAGAAACAAGGAGAACAGTAAAAGATAACAAATAAGGAGAACAGAAATGGAAAAAAGAAAATTTGAAGTAGGAAAAACATATACAGAAAATGATGTGTTAGTATTTGAAGTTGTAAAAAGAACAGCAAAGTTTTTAACATATGTTGAAATTCAGAAGTATGTAAAATACAATGAAATAAGAGAAGAACCAAAAAGAACAAAGATTCATGATTGGGATACAAGAGAAGTGTTTTTTTGCAAGTGGTTGTTTATTAGAAGCATAGGATTATATGACAGGTGTTAAAGTCATTAAAACACAGGCATGATGCTTTGAGGGCATTTTTCTTAATCTATTGTAGTTAGTAGGCTGTAGATTACTCCCATTCTTTTACAGTCTACGCATTGCCTAGTAGCCAAGTGGTAAGGCACAGGAATTTGACTCCTGCATTCGTTGGTTCGAATCCAACCTAGGTAGTTGCACACTGTGAAAAGTGTGCATACCAAATTTCTTTTCTTGCTAAAGTGTTGTGAGTAGTGTTCAAGCGCATGAAAGCAACACATAAGGAGCATTAGTTCAATGGTAGAGCAACCGCCTCATAAGCGATAAGTTGTAGGTTCGAGTCCCACATGCTCCATTAGGTAGTAAAGCCTAAAAGAAAACAAATAAAGAAATAATGAAAGAGAGAATTGAAAAGGTAGAAAACAAACTTGATGTTGTTCTTGAAAGTCAAGAAACAGTTATGAATGCAATCGGCGCAATGATATGTATGAGCGAAGTAAAGAAAGAGGATATCAAGATGAAGAATGCAACGCTTGAGAATCTTCTTAATAACAGAGATGAATGAATGAAAGAAGTGTATGGAGAATCTTATGAAGAACTGTTTAAAACAATGGATAAAGTAGTTAATAATCTTAGAGATATTTTAGATAAAATATTCAAGTAAAGCATTGACGTATAAAATATAATATGGTATAATTAATTCAAACAGAAAGGCAGATGCACAGTGATGTATCTGTCCTTTTCTGCTATTACAAACAAGTCAAAACAGAAAGGAGAAAAAGAAGCATGGATGTTAATATTGATGTTTCGAAAAGATTCTCCACTTTTTTAACAGATTGGAATTATGAACAATACCTTTTATTCGGTGGATATGGTAGCGGTAAGAGTTACCATGTTGCACTTAAAATCATATTAAAACTATTAGAAGAAAGAAGAACGTGCCTTGTTGTAAGGCAAGTATATGGAACAATAAAAGAATCATGTTTTGCATTATTTAAAGAGATATTAGAAAAGATGAACATGCTAAGTGACGAATCATTACCAAACCAGCATTTGCCCAAGAATGGAAAAGCTGTAGCGGTTATGTCACCAATGGAAGTAAGATTTTCAAATGGTAGTAGAATTATATTTAGAGGAATGGACAATGTAGAGAAAATAAAGTCCATACATGGTGTTTCTATCGTTTGGATGGAAGAGTGTAGTGAAATACGATATGATGCTTATACAGAGCTTCTAGGACGTATTAGAGAGCCTAAAATGTCATTGCATTTTATCATGACAACAAACCCAGTAGGGAAAGAGAACTGGGTGTATAACACATTCTTTACTCACACAGATGATAAAGGAAAAGAACATGTCATACAGGATGAACAGGAGATATACAAAAGAAGAACACTAGTAAACAAAAAGAATGGAGTATATTATCATCATAGTATTGCAGACGATAATCCATTCTTGCCAGCATCATATATAAAGCGTCTTGATGGATTAAAGATTAATGACCCACATTTATGGGCAGTAGCAAGGTGGGGAAGATTCGGAGCAAGTGGAACAAGAGTTTTACCACAGTTTACGATTGCGACAAATGCAAAACAGTTTACAAATACAATAACAAACATACCAAGTAAATATCATTTCTTTGGTTTGGATTTTGGTTTTGAAACAAGTTATAATGCATTAATTAGTTGTGCAGTAGATGATAAAAATAAAATACTTTACATTTATGATGAAGTATACAGAAATCATATAACAGATAACAAATTCATTTTGTTGGGTGGAGTACAGAGAACAAAACAAAGAGCAGAGAATTGTAAGAAACCTATATTTGCAGATTCGGCTGAACCAAAGTCTATACAGTATTATAGACAAGAGGGTTTTAACATGTATGCCTGTAAGAAGTATGCTGGAAGTAGGTTACAGAACACAAAGAAAATAAAACGTTTTAAAAAGATTGTTTGTTCACCTAAGTGCAGAAACACAATAAAGGAATTGAAAGATTTAACATATGCGAAAGATGCAAAGGGTAATGTGATATATGATGAATTTAATATCGACCCACACACGTTTAAAAATACCACAAGACTAGGCGTGTATAAAGCGATAGAAAAACTGGAAAGGCTGAAATGCAGACCAGAACGGAAGTCTCACAGTGTATGGCTGTTTGACACGTGCAACGCATAGGAACTGACGAAAGAATAATGTTCCCAAGAGCTATTGCGACAATATTATAAAGGAGGTTGCCAGTGATGTATGAGAGAAAGAAAGTAAATACATTAGCAACAGAATATGAACAAGTATTAGATATATATGAAATAGATATATATGGAAATGTCTATGGAAAAGATGGAATGGAATTAGTACAGAGTTTTAATAGCAGTGGATATAAGCAAGTAGCTTTAAAGTTACAAGGCGAAAGAAGATGGAAAAAATGTTTTGTACATAGATTGATGGCTTATGCATTTGTAAAAGGTCATACAGAAGAAAGAAACATTGTTGACCATATAGATGGAAACAAATTGAATAACAAACCAAACAATCTTAGATGGTGTACACAAAAAGAAAACATGGCTAACGAAAATACTGTGGAGAAAATGTGGGATGCAAATGGAAAAGGCAAATGCTATGTGTATGATTTCAGATTGAATTTTGTAGGAGCTTATACAAATATGAAAGAAGCACAAGTTGAGTTGCATAGAACATTTAGAGGATTGAATACAAGATGCAGAGAGTATTATTTATTACAAGATACAAATCTAGAAAGAGTGCTAAAGATAAATAAAAAAAGCATGTATCATTCAATCGTTATAACTGACATTGAAACTCATAAAAAGTATTATTTCTATTCAAAAACAGAAGCAATGAAATTCTTCAATAATAAAGTGAACATAACACAAGCTATTCAGAAGAATTGGACAGTAAGAGGAAAATATAAAGTTCGTATTTTGAATTATAAGAAGTTAATAGGTATGCTAGACTTGTAGGAATAGAAACTGCAAGAGGATAGGATAAAAAGCCTATCGGAGTAACGTAGTGCCTTGTGGTATGCGTTAGACCAGTATACAGTAGCTGATATTAAGCAAATAAAGACAAATAGCAAGAGTGGTTAGTATTTATAGGTTAAGTAAATAAAATGGCATATAGGCGGTAAATAGAAGCTTATAGGGGGGGGTGTTAAGAATGTTGAGAAGTTGGAAGAAGTTAAAAACAATTAAGAATAGTATAAAGCAGTTAAAAGGAATGCAAGAACAAAACATTGGTGATGATTATAGTTGTGGAATATATAACGGAATAGAACTATGTATGGCAATCATAGAGGAAAGAGAGCCAGTATTTGCAACGTATGATTCAGAACCATTGAACATAGAACATGATGAATCAATAGAAAGAACAGTAGCAAGCGGAATAATTAGGCGAGGTGGAAAGCAATGAGAGAATTACACTTTGATGTTACTGGACAGTTATTAAGAAGAAACAAACAATGTGATTTTGAAAACATTGTAAGGGGTTCTGATAATTATTTATGTTTGGTTTTTCATTTTGACAAAGAGTGGAAAGAAACAAAAAAGGTTATCAGTATGTATGATGTGGATGGAAAACAAACAAATGAAATCATAAAAGACAAAGTCACAGTTCCAGTAAATGTAACACATGGAAGTATGTTTTATTTTGAACTAACAGGAAAGAGCAATAAAACAAGAATAACAACAAATAGAGCCTATATAGAACAGACATAAGGAGGTGTGGAAAGTGCCTAGTGTAGATGAATTATTAAATGCGGCAGAAATTACAGAAGCAACATTAACAGAAACAAATGACGTAATAGAGATAGATGCAGATACAAGAACAATGATTATACCTGATACAGAAAGAATATTCGGTGTTATGAGTGATGAAAAAGGCGAAAGAAAATATTTCAGATGTAAAAGGTTTGTTGGAAATGGAATAGACTTAAGTAAGTTAGATTTAAGAGTTATTTATCAAAATGCAAGTGGTTTGGAAAGTGGAAAAGACAAATATATTGTAACAGATTTAAAAACAGATGGACAAGATTACGTAACATTCAGTTGGGAGTTAAGTAGAAAAGTAACAGCATATAAGGGTATTATCTCTTTTATTGTCTGTGCGATTAAAACAAAAACGGATGGTATTATAACAAATGAATGGAATACAACACTTGCAAATGGTGAAGTATTAGAGGGATTAGAAGTAGATGGAACACAGGAACAGGAGCAAGTTGCAAAGGACTATTATAATCAGCTTGAAGCAGAATTGTTAAGAGTTGCAAATGAACAAAAAGCAGAAATTAAAAATATAGTAAAAAATAAAGTTGATAAACCAACAGTAAATGATAACAATAAAATACCAAGAGCAAAAGATGGAGAAGTTGAGTGGGTAGAAGTAGGGCAACCAACAGATGAACAAACAAACAGTGCAGTAAAAAGTTGGTTAAATGAACATCCAGAAGCGACTACAACCGTACAAGATGGAAGTATTGAGGAAATAAAAATCAACAAAAATTTCTTGCCATATATTAAAAATGATTATTTTACACCGCAAATGTTTGGTGCAAAAGGTGATGGAGTGGCAGATGATACTGAAAGTCTTAAAGAAGCATTAAAACACAAATGCGTTTTTATTCCATCGGGGACATATATAATTAGTTCAATGTTGGAAGTTAAAGGTCATGTTTTTGGTGCTGATGAAACAGCCTCTATTCTTAAATTTATTAATATATCAGCGGATAACTACGCTTTAACATTAAAGAGTAATTTCGCCAATATGGCTAATATCACGATTGTTAATGAGTATACAGATGATAATTATGAAAATTGCGAATACAATGGAATTAATTGCGATAATGTATGGAATCTTTCTTTCAGTAATATACAAGTTAAACGATTTAAGACAGGTATCAATATGAATAATAGTTGGAATAATACATTCAGTAGGTGTTCATTTTCAAGGTGTCAAACAGGTGTGCTTGGTAATTCTGAAACAAACAATGTTATTTTTAAAAATTGTTTTGTTAAACGCAATAAAAATGGTGTTATAAAAAAAGACGGCACTAATTTTGTTTTGGATGGTTGCGACTTATCATATAATAATATTGGATTTCAACAAGAGGGCATCGGAATCAGTACTGTTAAAAATTGTTATTTTGAGCAGAATGTAACATCTATTAGTCAAGTTTATGGTTTGAAAAAACCTGATGTTGTTCACGTTGATAATTGTAGTTTTTACAGTCTTAAAATTGAAAGAGAAGTTGTTATAAATATAACTAGTGGTGCTGTGACTATTTCTAAGTGTCTATTCAAAAATCTAGGGGAATATAAGCCAACTATAACAAATACAAGGCTTTTATTACAAGATTGCACCATAATTGGCAATTATGTTCTATATGGGAAAAATACCACTACTATGTTGTATTATAATGTACCTGGTAGCAAAATTTATGCAGGAATAACCATGCCTGGTCTTGCTGTGCTTTCAATAGACACACTGCCAGTTACTGAAACGAGTAAATTGTTTACATTGCCTAGCAATTTAACTCCTAGCGTTGGGGTAAGAGCCTATGCAATATTTAAAGATAATGACGAAAACAGAGAAGAAATTGAAATCACAGTAGGTGAAGATGGTAATGTCTATACAAGCAAGAGTCCGTCAAAACAATTTACAAAAGGTCATGTAACTATTACATATCCTATCAAGAGTTAATAACAGGTACTAATCAACTAAATAGTATTTAATTAGCTAAGAGAGAGTGGATACTTTGATAGAGCCAAAAACAGACATTCAATTATAACTAGTAAGAAATATTACAGAGGTAAAATATGACAACAGCAGAAATGATAGGTATTGTGGTATTAGGCTTAAGTTCGCTTATTGGAATATTTACAGCAGTATATAGACCATTAAGCGAAAACACAAAAGCAATGACAGAACTAACATTAAGGGTAGAACAGCTAGCAAAAGAAATGAAAGAACAAAATGAGAAACTAGAAAAACAAAACAAAGAAATAGAAGAATACAAAGAACACGTAAGAAAAGGGCAGAAACAACAGTGGGATGCAATAGAAAGAAATGAAAAAGAAATAGGAGAAACAAAACATGCATTAGAGTTATGTCAATTAGAAAATGGAGGTAAAAAACATGTTTAAAAATTGTGTATTCAAACCAAGTGTTGATACTGTTGAATGGTTTAAGGCGGCAAGCATAAGAGCAATTAAAACAATGGCACAGGCGGCTATTGGTGTAATTGGTTCTAGTGTGGTTATTAGTTCAGTAGATTGGAAGATGGTAGTATCTGCAAGTGTAGTAGCTGGTGTTGTAAGCCTTTTAACGAGCATTGCAGGCATTAAAGAAGTAGAAGCTAAGGAATAATAGTGTAGCATATTAAAATTGATTCTAAGGGCATATAAGGAGATTATAGAGGTATATGAGTAAAACAGCACAAGGGTTAATTGATTTCGCAAAGAGTAAAATAGGAACTCCGTACATCTATGGAGCAAAAGGAGAAGTTGTAACACTGGACAGAATTAGAGAGTTAAGAAGAACATACGGCTCTAATTGTGTTTGGTACAGTGACGATAACAAAGCCGGGCAAACATGTGTAGATTGTAGTGGATTAATTAGTTGGTATACTGGTAAAATGCGTGGTAGTTACCAATACAAAGAAACAGCAGTAGAAGTTATTCCAATCTCACAAAGAACAAACAATAACATTGGTTGGGCAGTATGGATGAATGGACATATAGGAATTTATCTCGGAGATGATAAATACATTGCCGCAGATGGTTCAGCTTATGGTGTAAGAATAGCTAATTTGTCACAGAACAGGTTCACGCACCTTTTAAAGCTTTGTGATATTGATTATGGTAATGGAGTAACAGTAACAGGAGTAACAACACCACAGCCAAGTGGAGGACATTATAATGTACCAGTTAATTTCACATATGCAGTAAGAGTAGAGGGTGGAACAATATATCCGTTTGTTCGAAACCTACAAGATTTTGCTGGTGTACAAGGCAGAAAGATAACAGACATTGCAATTAAGTGTGATGTTGGTTCTGTAAGTTATAGAGTCCATGTTCTTGGTGGAAGATGGCTACCGTATGTTTCCGGTTGCAATTGGAATGATAGTAACAATGGATATGCTGGTATCGGTAAAGTTATTGATGCTATTGAAGTTATCTATCATCCACCAGTAGGAAGCTGGCAGAAAGCACAGTACAGAGTATCACCAGTAAAACGAGGATACTACTCATGGCAGTATAATGACGAAACAACAGGCGGACAAGATGGATATGCCGGTGCATATGGTGTTCCTATTGATAGATTCCAGTTATTCTAAAACAAACATTTAATGGGGTGGAGAAATCCACCCTTTTGTTATATATAAAACATAAAATAAATATTGACTTATATATATTTATATATTATAATATATTATATAATAGAAAGGAGTATAGTATTATATGGCTAGTAATAAACAACATAGTGTTGAAGTAATACAAGCATTAAGAAATTTTCCTTATTTTGTTTTAAGAAATGAAATAGAAGAGGGATATAATTTATATACACAGGAACTTTTACAGATACAACAAAACTATATTGATTATAAAAAAGGCGCTGAATTTATAACAGAGGGAACAGCAGGGGATTATGTAGCATCAGATGTTAGATTCAAAATTGCAAAAACATTGATTGATAAAGAAGCAAGATTTATGTTTAGTCAAACACCAGATTTTTTAATTCAGCAAAATTATGTTGACGAAGAAAACACAGAACAAATACAGCAATATCAAACATTAGTAAACAAGGTTTTAAAGAACAGTAAATTTTCGAGAACATTGTTACAAAGTGCAAAAGATTGTTTTATCGGAAAGCGTGTAGCATGTTTGGTTGACTTTTCAGAACAGGATGGAATTCAAACACATTTTTACAATAGTTTGCAGTTCTATTATGAAACAGACTACGGTTCAGATAGATTAACAAAGTTTATAAGTTTTGAAAGTGTGAACAGAACAAAACAAACAAATCAGAAGAAATATTTAGTAAATAGATATGAAGAAATAAACGGTAAAATACATTTTAGTTCTATTCTGTATAATGGACTTGGAAATGTAGAACAGGAAGTTGTAACAGAACAAATATTAGAGTTAGAATATATTCCTGCAGTAGTAATATTAAATGACGGAACACTGATTGATAAGCTAGGTGTATCAGAGATTGAAGACTTAGCAATGTATGAAGCTGGATACAGTAGATTAGGAAATGCAGATATAGACAGTGAAAGAAAAGGAATGAATCCTATTCGTTATACTGTTGATATGAATGCAGAAACAACAGCTAACCTAAGCAGTGGAGCTGGTGCGTACTGGGACTTACGTTCAGAACAAAATCAAAATGAAGTAAATCCGCAAGTCGGAACATTAGCACCACAGATGAATCATACAGAGAGCGTTAAAACAACACTAGACAGAATTAAAACAACAATGTATGGAGAACTTGATATACCAAACATTTCAGAAGAAACAATGGCGGGAACAATAACAAGCGGAAAAGCGTTAAAAGCATTATACTATCCATTACAAGTAAGATGTGATGAAAAGATGAAAGCGTGGCTGCCGGCACTTGAATTTATTGTTGAATGTATTTTGGATATTGCAATGTTAAACAAAGATGAAGTTGTTTCAAGGTATGTTTTAACAGGATTGGATGAAATGCAGTATAACATTAATATCTTAGAACATTATGCATTAATGGAAGACGAAGATGATGAAAAAGCTTCAGACCTTTCAGAGATTGAGGCAAATGCTAGAAGTAGAAAGTCGTACATTAAGAAGTGGAGAAAGGATGAATTTAAAACAGATGCACAGATTGATGATGAACTTATGCAAATAGCAATAGAGAATAATATGTTCGATAGTATGAGTATGAATACACAAATACAGAGTGAACTTGATGATATTGGAACACAGAACCAAGTAGAAAAGAATGTACAACAAATTGAAACACAAACAAAATTCGAAGAAGAATAAAAAGCTTTAAATAAGTGTTGACATTTATATTGTTATAGTGTATTATAATACTTGTAAGGAACAAAGATAACAAATTAGAAGAAAGAAACAGAAAAGGGGTGTGAAATGGAACGGAAGTTCAGTTTAAAAAATGCAGAACAAGTAAGACGAACAACAACGGTACAGATGCAAAAAGATATAAAACAAATGTATGAGAATCTGTATCATGATGTTACAAAACAAATAGCAAGCATGGGTAATGGAAACATGCAAAAACAAAACCTCATATTACTAAAGCGGAGCATAACAAAAAGAATTGAACAATTAAATAAAGATATTAAAAATGGTGTTGTTCGAAATATGACAACAGTTTCTGAAAGTGTAGTGTATGATACAAGAACATTTTTAAAATATTGTGGTTTTAAAGATTCGGATATACATGAAGCATTTAAGTTTGTTCCAGACCAGATTGTTAGAAACATCATAACAGGGAATGTATATCAAGATAATTGGTCATTGAGTAAAGCAATATGGGGATATAACAAACAAACACAGGAAAGTTTAAATAAAATAATCTCAATAGGAACAGCACAAGGAAAGAGTGCATATGAGATAGCTCGTGATATTGAAAGTTATGTAGACCCAAAAGCAAGAAAGGCAAGTAAAGTAATCTATAGCACTAGAAAAGCAAGAATAACAGATGTAAACAGTGGTAGGGCGAACATAGTTGGAGAAACAATAAATGATAAGTTTAGGTTCGGACATGTTGATTACAATGTACAAAGGCTTGCTAGAACATTAGTGTCACACGCATACCAACAGAGTTTTGAAGCAGTAAACAAAAACGACCCTTTTGTTATTGGCTATAGATGGATTACAAGTAACTTTCATGGGAGAGTTTGTAGAATATGTGAGAACAGAGCTAAAGAAGATAAATATGGATTAGGACAGGGAGTGTATCCGAAAGATGCATTACCATTAGACCATCCTAATGGGATGTGTACTTTTGAAGCTGTGATTCATGATAGTATGTCAGATATAGCTAAGAAAATCGGAATGTGGTATAATTCACCAGTAGGAACGTTCCCGGAGATTGATAGATATGCATTAGATTTTATGTAGAACAGGAGAAAGAACATGGAAGTAAAAAGAGTATGTAACAAATGTGGAGAAGTAAATAGTTTGGATTCAAAGTCATTACTGAAAAAAGATGTATATGACGAAGATAAAAAGCATTATGTTATTTTGTATTTTGAATGTGTAAGATGTAAAGAAATTGAAGTCGTTCAGATAGACGATAATGAGTCCATACAGACGTTCAAAGAGATTAAGGCGCTATTTGTAAAGGCAATGAGAAAACGCCTTAAAAAGGAAACTGTGAGTCCTAGAGAGGTAAAGAAAAAGGACAGACTTACAAAGAAACTCAATGAAAAAAGAAAGTTGCTTAATGAAGTTTCAAAAGGAAAAACTTTTTATGATGAAAATGGAAAAATATTTATAAAAGAGTTGACAATGTATACAGGGGGTGATATAATTGAAAGTGACATGTGATAAGTGTCAAATATCCTTTTATCCAATGATAAAGGAAGAAAACAAACAAGTTGGAAAACAAAACATAACAAGGACTTTTCTAGTATGTCCGAATTGTGGAAAACAATATGATTCTTATTATGATAATCAAAAAACATTGATTTTGAAAAAACAAATAAGAAAATCAACAGCAAACATAAACAGTGAAACAAATGAAACAGAAAAGGCGAGATTTTTAAAAGGTATTGAGAAAAAGAAAAGACAGTTACAAAAAGAAGAGAGAATCTTACAAACATTATATAATAAAGGAGAATAGAACAAATGTCAGAAACAAATACAAACACGAATGGAACAAATGCAGACACAAATGTACAGAATAACGCAAACAATAACAATGCACAGCAGAACAATGACACAAATCAGCAGACAAGTACACAGCAGAATAATAATGTTGATGTTGAAAAAGTAAAAGGTGATGCTGTAGCAGAATATCTTAAATCTTTAGGAGTTGAAGATTCAGAGTCTTTACAGGCAATCGTAAAGAAAGCTAAAGAAGATGAAGAAGCAAACAAAACTGATTTGCAGAAAAAGGATGATGCACTAACAGCAACAACAAAAGAACTTGTTACAGAGCGTGAAGCGAGAGTAATTGCGGAAGCTAAATTGTCAGCTATTCAGTTAGGAGCAAAACCGGAGCTTGTGGATGATTTAGTTATTGTTGCAAAAGCAAAAGTGACAAAAGAGAAAGACATTAATGCTGTAATTGCAGAAATGAAAGACAGCACAAACGGAAAGATTTATTTTGCAACTGATGAAGATGAAGCAAATAAAAAGGGAACAGTAACACGTTCAAGAGTGAAGAAAACAACAGAGCAAAATAAACAGGGTACAAACGGAGATTCAAACAATGGAGATTCAAAGTATGCCGGAACAATGGCTGAAAGATTACTTGCTGGAAGAAAAGCAGTAAAGAGCCACTATTTTAAATAAAGGAGGGTAAAACAAATGTTAAATCAAACAGGAGTTAGAAAAGAAACATATGGAAATACAAATCAAATTCTTTTTGCAGTAGAACACCAAGTTTCTATGGGTGTAGTAGTAAGTAAGACACTCGGAGTTGCAGAGGGAACAAAGAAAGTTGTTAAAGCTGGAACACCACTTACAGGAAATCTTGATGCAAGAACAACAGCATTCACAGCGGCAACAGATGGTAGCTCTACAGAAGCGTCTGACGCAGTAGGAGTTCTTCTACATGATGTGGATGTTACAACAGGTGATGCAAATGGAACATTGCTTTTGTTTGGATTCGTAAATACAAATAGAATTGATGCAACAACAAAAGCGAAACTTACAGATACAGTAAAGAAAGCAATGCCAATGATTAAATTCGTTGCTTGCTAATTAAGAAATAGGAGGAAAACAAAACATGACAATTTATGACCTTATTATTAGCTCTGAAATTACATCATATTGGGAACTGTTACAACAGGACAGAGAGCCATATCTAGGAGAAGAGCTGTTTCCGAATGATAAGAAATTAGGACTTACACTGAAATGGTTGAAAGGTTCTAATGGACTTCCAGTAGTTTTGAAAGCATCAGCGTTTGATGTACAGGCTATTCCAAGACCGAGAATTGGATTTGAGAAGTTAAGCGCAGATATGCCATTCTTTAAAGAGTCTAAGTATATTGATGAAGAATTAAGACAGGAACTTAACAAAATCATTGAGAGTGGAAACCAAGCATACATTGATGCAATCGTAAACAGAATCTTTGCAGACGAGGTTGAACTTCTTGAGGGTGCTTCCGCACAGAGAGAGCGCATGAGAATGATGATGCTCACAACAGGAACCATTTCTATGAAAGGAAAAGGACCAGGTTTATGAGTATGATTATGGTGTAGATGAAAACCATAAAGTAACAGTAACAGCGAGTTGGAGTGACCCATTAGCAACAATTCTTGATGATATCAGAACAGGAATTACAAAAATCGTTGATGATACTGGCGTAACAGTTGAAAGAGCAGTATGTTCTTCAAAGGTGTTCGGATATATCAGAGCAAATACAGAAATTAAGAAATCTATCTATGTTATGACAGATGGTGTTGGTTTTGTATCAGATGCAAAAGTCAAACAGTTTATCAAAGATGAACTTGGAATTGATATTGTAGTATATGACAAACGATACAAAGATGAAGAGGGAGCAGTTCAGAGATATGTTCCAGAAGATGTTTTTGTTATGTTCCCAACAGGAAAACTCGGAAACACATGGTTTGGTACAACACCGGAAGAATCAGACCTTATGTCAAGTAATGTTGCAAATGTGTCTATTACAGATACAGGAGTAGCAGTTACAACAATGACAAAGGTTGACCCGGTAAATGTTGAAACAAAAGCAACAATGATTTGTTTGCCAGACTTCCCAACAGCAGACCAAGTATATATTCTTGATGTAGTAGCGTAAGGGAGGAATAAACATGGCAATGGTTAATATTATGAAAGGTGAGCATACTGTTAAGGTAAGTCGCAATTCATATGAAACAATGTTCAAAAAGAATGGTTATGTTATTGTTGATGAAAATAAACAGAACATTGATGATATTGTAGAAGATGAACAGATTGAAGAAGATGATCCAGTTGATACAATTCCGATTTCTGAAATGAACAAAGAACAGCTTATGGAGTATGCAGAGAAACATAACATTGATACTTCAAAAGCTAAAAATGTAAGAGAAGCAAGACAGATTATTCAGAAAGCAATCCAACAGAGTAAGATGTAAACAAATGTGGGAGGTGAGTATATGGATAATCTAGAACAGTTAAAATTCAACTTGAGAGAAAAACAAGCACCATATTTTGAAGTGGATGAATTGCAATATCTATTAGAAAAAAATAACGGTGATGTTAGAAAAGCAAGCTATGATGGATTAATAATCAAAGCAGAGGTAACAGGGTTGGATGTGAGTGGTTTGACCACGAAAGACAGTTCTAGTTATTTCAAGATGCTTGCATCCCGCTTTGTTTCTGTAAACAGTGGGGTGCTAAGATGAATGAGAAAATGTTACAGATAGAACTAAACAAAGTAAAACGTGAGATAAAAACACATGGCAGAAGTTATGTAGTTAAAAGAATAGTCTTAAACAGTTATGGAGAAGATACAGACAAGCAAAAGGAAGTTGTAGAAGTACAAGGATTGTTTCATACACAAAAAGGATATATAACAAAAAGCGTTTCAGATGGTTCTAAAACACATTCAAAAGGACAGCCGAAATTAATGGTTGCATATGATGATTCTGTTTTAATAAAAAATGGAGATATAATACAAATAAATGAAAACACTTATAAGATTATTGAGAAAAATAATATGCAAGAGTTTAACATTGTTTGTGACATATCAATGGAGTTGGTGCTAAATGGGAACAATTAGAATTGATGCGAAACAGTTACTTGATAATTTAGAGAGAGCAGAAACAAAATCACAAGTTGCAATTAAAATGTTTGCGACAAGCGGTGCAAAAAAGTTTCAGAGCTATGCTAAGAGGAACAGACCGTGGACAGACAGAACAGGACATGCAAGGCAAAGGCTAACAGGATGGGTTGAACAAATTGGAAAAATGCGAACGAGGATATATATAGGTCATGGAGTTGATTATGGTGTGTATTTAGAGCTATGCAATGAAAGAAGATTTGCGATTCTACAGCCAACTGTTAATGCGTGTTCTAAGGAAGTTTTAGACGGTTATAAGGACTTATTGAGGTACATCAAATGAAAAGCATTATAGAGCAAATTAGGGATGCTATAGCGGTAGATGGAACAGAAGTGTATTATCCATCACAGCATAAAGGTGAATGTATAAAAGAGTATGTTGTGGTGAAATCAGAGGGAACATACGAACAGCAATCAGTCTCAAGTGAAAGACCGCTATACACAATTATGTTATATATTCCAGTAAATAGATATGGAAGAATTGAAAGTTTCATGTTTGAAACAAAACAAAAAATGAAACAAGTATTTCCACTTGTTATGTACGTAGGAAATGAAACAGCAAGTTTTTATGATGAAGATAAAAACGCACATATGGTATCATTTCAATACCAAGGCTGTAGAAAAATAGAAAATCGTTAGGAGGCTAAGTGATGGCAAAAACACAGAAAAAAGCAGTTGGAATCCCAACCATTGATGTTTCGCTTGTAGTGGTAAGAACAGGAATGGTTGGTGGTGATGATACAAATGCAACAGAGATTGCGGTGGACACAGCGAACAAGGTTGGAGTAGAACCGCAGACGGAAACAACAGATGCAATTAAACTTGTAAAATTAGGAAGATTAATCGCACAGAAACCAGCTACAACAACAATCACTGGACATCAGATTACATTAACAGACAATGTATTCATTCCGGAGCTTGTTAAGATTCTGCAAGGTGGAACAGTAAGTGGAACAGGAGATACATTGACATATACTCCACCAGTTGCTGGAAGTACAGATAAAGGACAAGTGTTCGAACTCGATTGTTATTCTGCACAGTATGATGCAAGTGGTCAGATTGTTAGATACGAGAAAATAACATATCCAAACTGCCAAGGAACACCAGTTGCAATGAGTTCAGAAGATGATGTGTTCCGTGTACCGGAGTACACAATCAACTCTGCACCAAAAGAGGGAGAAGCACCTTATAAGATTTCTTATACAAAAACACTCCCACAGTTTACAGATGTGTCTGCATTGTCAGATGATTTTGAAACAGAAGAAACAGGTTTGGCAGTAAATTAAGATAAAGAATAGGAGAGAAAGAACATGGCAAGAACAACAAAAACAGAACAGGTAACAAGTTTGGAACAGTTGAAACAATATGCAAATGGAAATATTGTAAGACTTCCAGATTTTGCAGAGGGTCAGCCTTTTGTTGCAAAACTTAAAAGACCATCTATTTTAGGAATGGCAAAACAAGGAAAGATTCCAAACTCATTACTTGTTAAAACAAATGAGTTATTCGTACAGAGTGGAAGTCTTGATACAGAAGAAAACAGTATGATGCAAGAAATTTATGACGTGATTGATTTGATTGCAAGCGAAACTTTTGTAGAGCCAACATATGATGAAATCAAAAGTACAGGGATTGAGCTTACAGATGAACAGATGATGTTTATTTTTAATTACTCACAACAGGGGGTAAAAGCTTTAGAATCCTTTCGTACAGAGTAAAAAGGTAGAAAGCGTATTAGCAATATCAAGGCAGTATAAATGTTTACCTAGCGAAGTGTTAGGAATAGAGGACAGTTATACTGCCTTTTGTTTTAATGAAGCATGTTGTGAATTAACATTGAGATTAACAGAGGGAGAAAAACCTCATTACATAGAACAGAACAAAAAAGCGGAAACAAAACACTATAACAATTTTAAAGATTTTTATAAACAATACGAATAAAAGTATTGTTTGAAAGGAGAAACAAATGGCGGTTAATATGGGAACTGCTGTGGCATATTTGGAACTTGATTCAAATAAGTTTCAAAAAGGGTTTAAATCCGCTTATAATGACCTAAAAGTTTTTGGGGATAAATCAGCCACAGCAGAACAAAAGTTTAAAGGACTTTCAAGTGCCTTTGCCACAGTAGGAAGTACAATGTCAAGAAATGTAACATTGCCACTTGCAGGGGTAGGAGCGGCGGCACTTAAAGCGGGAACAGATTTTGAAAGTGCTATGTCACAAGTTGCCGCAACAATGGGAACAACAACAGATAAGATTCAAAACCTTTCAAAGTTCGCACAGCACATGGGTGCTACAACAGCGTTTAGCGCAACGCAAGCGGCAGAGGGATTAAATGTATTAGCGCAGAGTGGATTAACGGCAGAAGAGCAAATGACAGCACTTCCAGAGGTGTTGAACCTTGCGGCGGCTGGTAACTTAAGTCTTGCTGATTCTTCAACATATGTTGTAGGTACTCTTAAGGGTTTTGGAAAAGGAATGGATGAAGCAAAGCGTGTCACAGATTTAGTTGCAAAAGGCGCAACAATGGCGAACACAGATGTTCGAGGATTAGGAACAGCACTTTCCTCTTCATCCGCAACAGCTAAGAGTTATGGACAGAACATGGATAGTGTAACATTAAGTTTGTTACGATTAGCAGAACAAAACATAACAGGAGAAGAAGCGGCAACATCATTAAACAGAGCAATGATGGATTTGTATACACCTACAAGTACAGCCAAGAAAGCACTTGACGAATTAGGTGTTTCAGTGTATGATGCACAAGGCAATGCAAGAGATTTTAATGACGTTGTAGATGAATTAAATGGCAAACTAAGTGGAATGTCAGAGGAAGAAAGAAACGCTTATAAGAATACTATATTCACAACGTATGGATTGCAAGCGTTCAACAAAATGACAGTTTCGTCAACAGAGAAAGTTAATGACTTTAAAGAGGGATTGAAAGATGCAAACGATTCAGCATTAAAACAAGCACAAACACAGCTTGATAATTTAAAGGGTGATATAACACTTTTTAAATCAGCATTAGAGGGTGCTGGAATTGTTATATCGAATGTATTAATACCAAACATAAGAAACTTTATTCAATTTCTTACAAACCTTGTAACAAAGTTTAATGAATTGTCAGAAGAACAGCAGAATTTTATCGTAAAAGCGGGTCTTGTAATTGCCGCAATCGGTCCAGTTTTGCTTATTTTGTCAAAAGTTGCAAGTACAATAGGCGCTATAATTACAGCTGTTAAAACAGCAAGTGGAGTTATTGGAAGTGTAACAAAAACAATACAGCTTCTTAGTATGGGGCAATCAGAATTGATAGCAAGCATGGGTGGAATACCAAGTGTTATAACAAAAATTGCAACGACCTTTAGTTCAGTGATAGCACCAGCTCTAGGAGTTGTTGCAGTTATTGGAACATTGGTTGCAATGTTTGTTACATTGTGGAAAACAAATGAAGAATTTAGAAATAACATAACAAATACATTCAATGAATTAAAGAAAGTGTTTTCAGATTTTGCGAATGAATTTGTAAGTAAGATAAATGAATTAGGTTTTAATTTTGAAAGTATCACAGATGTAATTAAAACAGCATGGGAGACACTATGTGATATATTTGCACCAGTATTTGAGGGTGCTTTTTCTACAGTTGTAGATATTATACAGCTTGTTTTAAACAATGTTCTAAGTATAATGGATATGTTCATTGGAATATTTACAGGAGATTTTGAACAAGTTGCAGATGGCATAAAAGGATTGTTTGACAACGTAGTAGAAACGTTCACAAGTATTGGAAGCACAATTTTAAGCACTATAGGAGATATAGGAGCGAAGATATTAGAGAAGTTTGGACTTGATGAAGCGGCACAAAAGTTTCAAGAGTTCTTTGACAAAGTGTCTGATATTTTCAGCAGACTTCCAGAGACTATTCTAGGAGCATTTGATAGTGTTAAAACATTCTTTACAGAAACAATTCCAGAGGTATTTAATAATGCAGCTGAAACAATACAAGGCTTTGTTAATAACTTAATTAGCTTTTTTACAGAAACAATACCGAATGCATTTAATACTTTTGTGAATGAAACAATACCAAACACAATAAATGCGATTGTAACATGGTTCAGTGAATTACCTTATAAGATTGGTTATGTAATCGGTGAAATGTTAGGACATATATATTTGTTTGGTCAGTCTTGTATTGAATGGGCAACAACTGAATTGCCAGTGATAATTGAAAATATTGTAACATGGTTCGCACAGTTACCTAGCAGGATATGGGAATGGTTGCTTGATACAATAAACAAAGTTATTGAGTTTGGGACAAACTTAGTTGAGACTGGTGTTCAAGCCGCAACAAACTTTGTAACAAATGTCGTAACATGGATATCAACATTACCTAGCAGAATATATCAATGGCTATCACAAACTATAAGTAGAGTAATATCATGGGGTTCACAGCTTGTACAGAGCGGAGTTCAAACAGCAACAAACTTTGTTTCAAGATTTATTTCATTCTTGCAACAACTACCAAGTAAAGTATGGAGTATAGTATCGCAAATACCTAGTAAGATATTAGCAATAGGAGGTCAGATGTACAGTGCTGGTAGAAATATTTTGTCGCAGTTGTGGAATGGATTAAAGAGTATAGGAGAAAGCATACTCGGTTGGGTAAGTGATTTTGCAAGTAAGATAGGAAGTTTTGTAAGTGGAATAATTAGCGGATTTAAGAATGTTGTAAGTGGTGCGAATGAGGCAAAGTCAGCCGCTAAGAGTGTAAATGGTAAACATGCAAATGGTTTGGATTATGTACCTTTTAATGGATATATAGCAGAGTTGCATAAGGGAGAAAGGGTATTGACAAAACAGGAGAATGAAGAGTATAATAACAGTAGAGGTAAAAATAGTAGTGGAGACACATTCAACTTCTACAATACAAAACCAAACGCATATGAGTATGCAAGACAAATGAAAAAAGCAAAAAGGGAGTTATTGTTAGGATTTTAAAAGGTGGTGAAAACAATGGTCAAAAAAGTTACACTAACAAATAGCGTAACAAAAGACAGTATTGTTATTGATTCAAAAGATGGTTATTATATCATTGATGAAATTGACTGGGATACAACTAGCGTAGAAATGTCAGCATATAGAGTGCCTTATCAAATAGGGCAGTCTTATGCTGGTTTAACAGTTGGAACAAGAAAACCAACTATAACAGGATATGTTGTTGCTAAGGACGTAGAACAGGCAAATACATGGGAGCAATACTGGGAGAATTGTGAAACAGCAGTACAAGACAAAAAGGAAGAACTCGATAGAATAATTTCTATATACCAAGAAATTGTGATTGAAGCAAATGGCTTTTATCTTGATGCAAGACCAACAGCACCACCAAAATATTCTAAAACATACAAAGAAAACAATGAGGTTTTATGTAAGTTTATTTTGGAGTTTGAATGTTTCAATCCAATGTTTTATAAAGAAACAAAAACAATTAATTTTTCCGTTCTTGAAAACAAGTTTAAATTTACATTGACGATTCCTCAAACAAAAGGAATAAAAATGGGAGTGGAGCATAGACAGAAAATTATATTGTTTGAAAACAATGGTGATGTTCCAGTTGGATGTATTATACGAATGAAAGCAATTAGTGATTTTCTGATAACACAGCAAGTAAACAGTATAACAGAGGATGCAAAAATTATATTTTCTTCTCTAAGTATGTCGGCTGGTGATGAAATTATTATAAATACTAACACTGGAGAAGAAAGTGTTAAATTACGTACACAAGACGGTGATGAAGCTTCTATTGTTGGAAATATGGAAGTTGGTTACAAGCTATTTAAAATTCCTATAGGAAAAAACTATTATTCGTATGAAACACAGCCTAGTGACGGAGTTATGGATGTTAGTTTTGAATATAGGGAACAATATTTCAACATAAGGGGGATGTAGAATTATGATAACAATATTAGATGATACAATGTGTATAGTCGACATTCTCCGTAAGTATGAATATTCGCAGTATGAGCTTAAGGCAAGAGAAATAGGGAAGTTCACAATTAACGCAATGCTTGACAAAGAAAACCTATATTTGATGGATAAAACAAAAAATTATTATGTTTTATTAGATGATGATGTTTTTGGTGTTATTGAATCAGTAAAACGTGAAAGTGATAGTGAAACAAGTAAGGTATTTACGATAAAAGGTAGCCTTGCATTAAAACTGTTAGAATATAGAATTATTAAAGGACAAGTGACATTTAAGGGAAAAAGCTACAAATATATTGAAGAGTTGGTAAAACAAAACCTTATAATGTCAGATGATGAAAATAGAAATGTTGCGCTTGCCGTTGAGTTTGAAGATGAAGAAAGACTAAAACAAATATGTAGCACAGTAGATAAACAAGTGACAGGTGGTTCATTGTGGGATGAAATTAGCGAGGTTGCAGAAGCGGACAAATTAAGAATCACATTAAAACCAAATGTTGGTGCTATTAATACAGAACACCCACAGAACATTGATGGATGGACATTGATAATTGGAGCTGGTGAAGATAGAACAAGACATAGAGCAAACAATGCGGTTAGTACTGTTATGTTTTCTCAGTCATTAAGCAATATAGCAAACACAGATTATATAGTTGATAGAAGTAAGTTAAGAAATACAGTATATATTGCAGGAGAGGGAGAAGGAGCAGACAGAAAGTGGTATAACATAGATGTTAATTCAGATATTACTTTTGGAGAGCGTACTGGTTGGAACAGGAGAGAATTGTGGGTTGATGCAAGGGATGTTCAAAGTGAACAGGATAATGTAACATTAACGGATGCAGAGTATGAAGAGATTATGAAACAAAGGGCAGATGAAAAAGCCAAAGACAATGATTTGAGTGAAGAGTACACAGCGACAGTTACAGATATAACAAAACAATATACATATAAAAAAGATTATAACATAGGAGATTTTGTTACAATCGCAGATGAAGAACTTGGAATGGAATTTGATGCACAGATTACAAATGTAATAGTGACAAGGCAAGATGATAGAGAAATCATAGACTTAGAGTTCACATATGGCTTAAGAATCAAAGATATTATAGAAGAGTCAGAAACAGCAATAAAAAAGATAGAGGAAAATAATGTTAATGTTAAATACATTGAAGCAAGCACAAAGAAGTTAGGGACTGGACTTGATGGTGTTAAGAATGATGTTTTGTCACTTAAAAATTTGAAAGCAGATGCTCTTGCAAAAAATATAGATAATCTTCCACAAGACAATAAATCGTTTTTTGTTCATGCGAATAGTAATGTTCCATTTCCAAGCGGTTTGACAATACCAACATATTCAAAAGGAGTGTTTGTAACAAATGGAGGAAAAGATGGTGTGATAATTATGGTTGACGCATCAAATAATTTTTACATTGGTTTTAGAAATGGTGGAACATGGAGTGGAAGAAAGATATAAAATAAATCGAAAGGAGTGATTTGATATGTCAGAAAGGTATGGTTTTTTTAATGCGGTAGAAACAAGTAGCGGTGTTTATGACAGAACATATAATGCGGAAGATTTTGCAAATTATTTTTCAAAGTTTATCGGTAATGGCGTATTTGTAGAACCTACAAATGGGTTAAAGGTATCAGCACAAAGCGGATTAAAGGTAACAGTAAAATCCGGTAGTGCTTATATAGATGGATATTATTATGAATTAACAGAAGATAAAACGCTAACAATTCCAGTTAATAGTGCATCATATGTTCAGCAAGATTCGATTGTTGTTAGGCTTGATAAAGTAAAAAGGAAAATGTCGCTTGAGTTAAAACAGAATAATGCAAGTGTTTCAAGAACATCAACAGTTAAGGAACTACAATTAGCGACGATAAGAAAGCCAGTTGGTGCGACAAACTTAAGTGCGTCAGATATAACAGATATGAGACCTTACAATGAAGTGTGTGGTTTTGTGACAGGAGTTGTTCAGCAGATAAGTACATCTGATTTATTTTCACAGTTTACAGCAATGTTCAATGAGTGGTTTAATGGAATTAAAGGGCAGCTTAGCGGAGATGTGGCAACAAGTTTACAAAATCAAATTAATAAGATTAATAAAAAGATAGATGCAATGCCAACAATCAGACAAGGAACATCAGAACCTAGTGATTCAACAGGAAAAGACGGAGATATCTATATCCGTATTACTGGTTAGGAGGTGTGATATATGTCAGCACCAAGCGGTACACAATGGAGTTCCGTTTCAACAGGAACAAATTACCAAGGTTGTATTGGACTTTATGTTACACAATCAAATAGTAAAACACAAACAACAGTTACAGTGCAAATATGGTATTGGTCACAATATTCTTGCCAAGATAGTTCTAATACATTTTATTTTGACTGGGACAGTTCAGCAAGTTCAAGTATTGGAAGTAGAAATATTAACACAAGTTCTGGACATAGTTGGGATACAGCAAACCAAGTCTTAATTGGAACATACAGCAAAACATACGACAGAGGAACATCTAGTTCTATTGGTACATGTTCTGCTAGGTTTACTGGAATTGAATATGGTGGAGGAAACTCATACACAGTAGGTGTAAACTTCACAATTCCGGCAATAGACAGATATACAATTACTTATTATGGAAATGGTGGTATGTGGAATCAAAAGGATAGATGGTCAGAACAAGTTTACTATGGTTCGAGTTATGTTACACAAAAAAACTTTTTTACAAGAAATGGTTATGTGTTTAAAGGCTGGAGGGAAAGTAATGGAACGGACTGGACTCCTTACATTGGAAAGCCATGGACATGGACGTATGAAAGAGATGTAAATTTATATGCAGTATGGGAGAGAATAAGTTGTGCTGTCAAATTTGATGCAGGTTCAAATGGTGGAACAGTTAGTGGTTATGATTCTGTTGTAAGAACGGTTTATTATGGAGACAGGATAGGTTCATTGCCAACAGCAGAAAAGATGAATCACAAGTTTCTAGGATGGAACACAAATCAAAATGGAAGTGGTTTTTATGTTCAAGAAACATACATTGCAAATGCAAACATAACATTATATGCAATATTCAAGTTACAAGCTAATTGCTATACAAAACAAAGTAGCAAATACAAAACTGGAATGATGTATAGAAAAGATGGAAAATACAGTACAGGAATTGTAAAAGTAAAAGTAAATGGAAAATACAAAGATGCAACAATTTAAGGAAGTGAAACAAGTATGGAAGAATTTGGTGAAGTTCTGTTAGACGTACAGAAAGAGTACAAACGTTCAAACAAGTTAAAAGATATTATAATTATCATTTTAATTGTTTTAATGTTCTTGCAATCAGCATTTAGTTTGGTTGTTTTGTTTGGTATGAATCGCAATTTGACTATGTGACAACAAATGGAAAAGATGTTGATGTTGAAACAAGTGGAGATAATGCAAATGCAGAATACAACGATGTAAGCGGGAATCAATATAATGATAATGCGGTTCACAACCAAGGTGGTGAGAATTAAGAATGGCGAAAGCAAGAATACATGTAACTAAAACAGCTAAAACTGTTAAGATTGCAAAAAATAGAAATAAACAAGGCGGAAATCATAAGAGGTGTCCGGTATGTGGTAAGTTCATGGGAAGTGGTAAGCATGGATAAAAAGAACGCAGAAACTAGGACGAAATTAAAGGACATAAGTTCTGTAAAAGAGTTTGGTGATTTGATGGAGCAAACAATGTTGAGTGAGGAAGAAAAGCAGATTTTATGGATGCATTACAAGGAAAAGAAAACCTTACAATGTATAGCGGATGAAATTGGATTATCAGAAATTGCAGTTAAAAAGAAACATAGAAAGATGCTTATGAAAATAGGTAGAATGATTTGAGGGAGTGCGAAAGCACTCCTTTTTTTATTGCACAAGGTTATTCCTAGTATACTTTGTTTATATTTCAAAACATTAAAAGTGTGATATATTAAAAGCATGAAAGGAGTGGTGATTGATGTACAATTATACAGGGTATGGAATGAATCCATATCAGCAACAATTAACACAAAATAGAATTGCACAGATGGAACAGCAGTATAATTATCAACAACCATATATGCAGAATCAGAGTCAAACACAGATGATTCCAAGAGATTGGAGCAAATACACAACAGATGATGTGAATGACAGTGTTCTTCCTAAGTTTGTAAAGAACGCAATGGAACAGTATAAACAGTGGGAACATGAAACAAAAGAACTGTATGAAGAACAGTGGCAGAAATGTATGAACAATGGGATGGGAGCAGATGCAGAGTATATTTCAAAACTCATACAGGATGTAACAAAAGAGCTAAAAGAAATAAACAGAATGTGCGAACAGCTTAACGGTACTGGATATGATGTAATAGCAATTCATAACATGCAAGACAAATACCACAAGAAGTATAAGGATAAATA